CGATTGGCCGGGGCCATGCGTCAGGCATGGACCCCGGCATGACAGTATCGATATCACCGGAGCGGATGTCATTGACATCCCGCATTCGTTGGTCACGATCCCTGGCAGCAGTACGAAGGGTTTGAACCTTCTTGGCCACCTCATCTAGAGTGCGAGCCATGTGGACTCCTTAGCTGGTAACTGGAGCACTCCACGTAGCATTCCAGGTAATAGGACCGACGACACCATCAACAGTCAGGCCCTTCTCTGCCTGGAACTGCTCGCAAATATCCCGACTGTGAGGCCCGTACCATCCATCAATAGTGATACTCCACTTTCGCTCAGCCATCTTACGCTGCCAGACGCTGACATTCCCATCGTGAAGCATGGGAGACTGAAGCTTCAGATACTCACCGGGAAAGTCTGGAGCCTTCGGCACTGGAACGGGGGAAGGAACTGGAGCAGGAGTGACTACGCCACCGCTGGCACGTCGGATGATCTCGTTGAACTGAGCCTTGACAGCGTCTCCGGGGCAATCGAAATGTCCACCCCAGACGGCACCTCCCATTCCGTGCCACCCGAGACCACGATCGCCAGGTGCGTTCGCAAGCTGGAGAGGCACACCATAAGCTCGGTGTGCCCAAGAGAGCACCTCTGCCACGCGAGAGATCTGTCCATCGGTGAGAGACTCTCCACTGACTGCCTCATTCTCCACGGAGATGTAGTTCGGATTGCCAGCCATCTCGGCCCAAGCCTTATCCTTGGTGTCTACCCACTGCTCGGCATAGCCATCCTTGCGAGTGCCGAAATGGGCACTCGCCTGAGCCGTTGGGTTATTGAACCAGGACTTGGAACCATCAAAGGTTCCATCCATGATGTGCACAACGACGCCATAGACCTCGCTCATGCCATCGACAGTCTTGTTGACGACCGGGCTGTAAGTCCAGCCAAGGTCAATGAGTGCCACTAGTTGCTCCACCATTCCATAGTTGAATCGCCGTGCATGGCCGACTGGGCCATGAAGTCAAGGTCCACTGTCATCTGCTTACGCTTATCACGCTCACTGGCCCAAGGGTTCTTCACGTGATACTCCACGGCGGAAACCTCTTCAACCAGCTCCCTGCAACGAATCTCCGCGAACCACAGAGCCATGACAGTGTCAGTCTTGCGTTTGGTTCGCTGACCAGGCTGATCAGGTTCCCATGTGGTCAGCTGCTCGATCAGGGCACGCATACCCTCGCTGGTCTTGTTGGGAAGCCTGATCAGGTTCTTCTTGCTCTCCCAGCCATCAAAGAGCATGCTCATGGACGCGACCCCGAAGTCCGCGTCCCACTTGTTCGATCCCGTGAAGTGCTCCTTCAGAAGGCATCCTCTGGATGCCAAGAAGCTTCGGATCTCACGGTTCTGGGTAACCATGAGGTTCATGGCGTTCTTCTCGATACGCCACTCATTCATCTTGTACTTCACGGTCCACTCTTTGATCTTGTCAAAGAGATCATCAGGCTTGCAGTGTCCCTTGGCCCAGACCTCCAGGACCCACCTACAGCCAGTCATTCGGTCAAGCGCGATTACGACAGCGGCACTGTCGCCAGTCATGGCAGGGTCGAAACCGCCAACGATATAGCAGCCCTCGGTTCCTCGTGGTCTGCCGTTCACTGTGTCCCCGTTCATAGGACCTGGCTGCCTGCCTCCATCGATACAGCCCATGACTGCCTTCTGATTGAAGATGGCATCATCGACTACTCGCTCTTGCTGATAGACAAGAGCCCAGTTCCTTGGAGACATGGAAGCCCTGCGCTTTTTGAGCGCAGGGCCAGTCCACATGGGATACAGGCCGTTCTCATTCTTCTGAACGAGATTGCGACCCACCAGTGAAACAGGTGGACGGTTCGTATAAGGCCACAGGGTTGTCCAGTCCTTCGGATCATCCGCGAACTCCAGGACCGCAGGCTGAGTCAGGTACGTCCACGGTGAGTTTTCCTCACCGTAGTACTCGTCCTTGATGATCTCACCATATAGGTCTGTTGGAGCAAGACGAGTTCCCACCAATAGGATTCGCCCGCCGGGATACGAGAGACGGTTGTAGACCTCACGCTGAAGCCAGTCCATCTGCTTCTGGTACTCGTGCGCGTTCTTACCAGTGACACAGTCATCAAGGATGATCAGGTCTGCACGAGAACCATAGATATGCCCACCAATAGACAGAGCCTGAACGGTGGGGTCCTTCTCTCCAGAGTCACGGAGATCAGAGCTGACATAGATCGAGTCAGCAGTCCAGGAGGCTGCATTGGCATCGAAGCCACCATCTGGAGCGAAGTCGATCTGAAGCTTTCGGTAGTTCGTGTTGTTCGAAGCCAGGCGATCCTTGATGCCTCGAAGGAACTTCTTGGCCATCTCCTGGGTCTGGGACACGATGATGATGCGGATGTTCGGATCTTCGCAGATCCGGTACGTCACATAGTTCGTCGTGATGGTCGTGGACTTCGCATGTTCAGGAGGGGTATTGATTAGGAGGAACTCTGGTTCACCCTTGATGTACTGCTGACTGGGATGAAGGTTCCTCGGCTCACGTCCCTCAAGGACGTCGAGCCACTGGTGATGATGATTGAACATCTGAGTGTCGAGATACTTCTTGCAGAACTCCTCGAAGGACGGCATGTCCTTGTTGACTTCAGGCTGCACCTCTACACGTGCAAGCTTGATCCTGTCATCCTGGCGACGGAACTCTACATCCTGACGTCGCCAGTACTGAACAGCCTGGAGAGTGACAGTAGCCTCCTCTGCCGCCTTCGTACGACCGACACCCATCTGAGTGAGTCGCAGGAAGGCCCGCTTCTTCTCGGGTGTGGTCAGTTCTCGAAAGTTTGACATGAGGCCCTTATTAAAGAGTTCGCATTATGACGAAGTCATCTGGCGAACAACGGACTGACAGGATAGTTACATGACTAAGACGCAGCCCTCTAGGGGCTGCGCTTTTGGAACGGGGGAAGAATCCCGTCAGGGTATAGGTAGTCCTGAGATTGAAGACAGAAGCAAGCTTGCCAAGAAGGCTGCCCCCTAAAGGGCAGCCATGTAAGCCTGTAAGATAGTTAGGCTTGCTAACCTTTTATCTTGTCAAGCTTTAAGCAGGAACCCCTTTTGGGGGGTTCCTGTTAATCAAGGCTTAAGTCTTTCTAAGCATGATTATCATTACAACCCCCAGGGCAGAGCTCTCCTGCCAGAGGTGCTGGACAGGGTATCACACCTGTCAAGTACTGCAACCCGGACCGTCAAGCTCTATGCCTCTGGTGGTCGTTCCTGACCCCTGCTGGCTGTCTTGTCCTTGAGACCTAGTGGAAAAAGTCTTCTCACTATATATACGTATGTCCGGAGGCCTTTTCCAGACTACAGTGTGATGAAGGTCACATCTACTACAGAATAGAATCTACACAAGGTAGGGCAACTTGGACATGTATGCAAGATTTGTGTGGGGACTCACCCATCCACCCACAGGCCAGATTTAAAACCCCCGGGTCATGGACACGTCAGGACATGTTGACCTTGGAATGAAGGGTGATCATGGCTCTGGATCATGGGATCAAAGGGCTGCACAGGGCGTGGATCATGGATTCCATGGTCGACATCGTGTGCATGGGTATGCATGACTGCGCATGAGAATACATGCACGTGCATAGGTGAGCATGGCTCAGCATGTGGAGGAGTTGTCGTCAGTGTGACGATAAGGGGTTGACATGAGGGCGAAAGGGTGGGATAAACACACGCGCTCACACACGCGCCTGCATGCACACATATGCGCACACATTCCAACAATGGCGAACAGGGCAGATTGGGCAATACAAAGATTGGTACAAAGAAAGGGTGAACTTAGGGTGTACTTACCTGGTGGTGGTGCCGTAGTGTTCTGGGTGTCGGCAAGGGGAAGCCTGAACCGACAGGCAGTAAGCCTGAAGATCCAAGCGTATGGCGTAGCCAGTCAGCCCTTAGGGGCCTAAAACACGGTGAAGCTCGCAAGGATTCAAGGGTTCCTATCGGATCTTCGATCCGAGAGGGTTACGCAGGAACCTGGTTCCTACGTATTGACACACAGATTCACCTAGCAGTACGGTTCTACCAGCACCACAGCACAACGGCCCACCGATGGCCTAAGTACTGCATCCGGAGACCCTGCATCCATGGATTTGGGTGTAACTCAAAGGAATCACTCGTTACTTGATAACTACACAGCAATCCGGGATGGAGTAGGCATAGCATGCCTGCGTACCCGTACGACCCACAAAGCGTAGGCAAGACTTGCGTGTGATTGTGGCCATCGGTTGAGTCAAACGTCACAGGGCGACTCCGAATCAATTCTCTCTTTCTTCCTGAGTATCAGGTTGATAGACATGCTTACATAGATGTCTATCTTCCTGAGAGCACACCTTCAGGGGTGTGCTCCTAAGATCAGGGAGAGAGAATGGCCAAGATTGAAGCTCAGTATGTGGTCAAAGGTGACATCATTGACCTCGGCTATGAGAAGCTTCGAGTCATCGCTGATCCACTCCCTTATGGTGAGAGGGTCCTCGTTAAGCTTGACGATCTCAGTTCCATGATGATGTGGGGCACCGAAGAGGTCGAGTTGGTGAACCTGTGAAGGCATGGCAGGTCGAGCCTGGAGACATCATCGTCTTCAGTGATGGAATGCCTGCAATGGTCGAGTGGATCGAAGATCGCACCGACTCAATCACCTTCCACTGTTACACCCGCGCCAAGCGCTGTGTATACAGCG